GGGATTTGTTTCAAAATATTATTTAACTTTTTCTCTAAATTTAAATAAGCTACATTTAATATTCTTTTCTCAGTACACTGTCCTCTTGATTCAAGTATAAATTTATAATCATCCTCTGCTTTTTGTTCATATACACAAATTGATACTGGAGAAAATATAGCTGATTCTTTTTCAATACCAATCGATGATACAACAGAAAAATTAATCTTCTGATTTGGTTGAAGTTTTACTAATTGAATTGGTTTATCATAAGGATTATTAATTTGTTTTTGTGAGAAATAAAATTTAGCATCATCAGTAGTTACACTGACTATATCTGTTTTTTTATTTTCATAATCAACGTACATTGTTAATTGACTTAACGACGTTGAATCTATTTTTTTATCGAAATCTAATTCTACATTATCATCTATTTCTTCTTGTTCTTCAATCGCATCTAAATTTTTAATTTCTTTTTCATAAAATTCTAATTTATTTTCAATACCCCATACAGGCATATTCTTAATTTGATTTTTTAAAAAATTATTATGAAAAATACTGTTGTTTTTATTGAATTTAAAATCAGTAAATGCATATTGAGGAACATCAGATAATATTACTCTTCTTAATGTATTTACAATTACGTGATTTATTTCGGGTCCCGATAAATCAAATTCTAATCTTGACGACCCATTTGTTTTATCATAAGAAACATTTTTTAAGTTTACCATTATATTATATAATATACTTTTTTTAAATGTATTTTGCAATTTTTTTCTTCTAGCTTTTATCTTCTAGCTTTCAATCTTAATAATGCTTCCAATTTGTTATTATCAATATTTGAAGGTGGTTTGGGTTGTACTTGAGGTTGAGGTTGGGGTTGAGGTTTTTGTTGTATTTGAGGTTGAACTACAGGTTTTTGTTGTATTTGAGGTTTTTGTAATAGTACTGGTCTAGCTGGTTGTCTTAATGGTAATCTTTGTTTATCTCTTTCTCTTTGTTTTTCTAATTCTTCTTGCTTTCTTTGTTCATCATATAATCTTTGTTCTTCTAATTGTTTCTGTCTAGGTGTTAATGGTTGATTAGGTTGAATAACTTGTTTTTGTTGTATAATAGAAGAGCCACTACCTGTATTAAATACTTTATCAAATTGACTTCTATCGTCTTTATCTCCTGTTTTTTCACTATCGAAAATAAATGCACTTACTTTGGAATTTATTGCTCTTTTATCTTCTTCTATTTCTGGTTTAGGTACACCATTTTTAACAAGGTCAATATTATTTGTAGGATGATTAAAAAATTTTTGATTTTTTATATATTCCCAAGCTTGTTTACCTTCTAATGGTGCTTCAATATCTTCGTCAATTATAGTAGGTACAACGGTAATATTTTTTGGAATATTATTTGTATTATCTATACAAATCTGTTTAAAAAAATCATTCAAATTATTTTTAACTATATATTCAATTAATTTCATACAAAATTCACAAGTTTTTGAGTAAAATAAAATTCTCATTAAAATAATAAAAGAAATATTCTTTATATAAAACCTATTTATATTTAATGGATTATTTTAAAGTTTTTACAATAATATTTATGATAATTATCACGTATTTATTATATAATATATATTGTGATAAAATTAAAGAAAATTTTGCAGAAGCTGAACAATCAATCGGTGGTGTAGATGATACAAATTCTATTAATACATTAGCACAATTAGCTAGAAAATTATTAGATGGTGGTGCAACCGTTCCAGGTAATTTAACTATAAAAGGGGAATTAGTATCTTCAGGTAGTCTTACATCAGCTGGTATTACAACTGGTGGAATCACATCTGCTACTATAACATCAAGTGGTGATATTATTACTAAGGGTAATGCTACAATTGGTGGTAATCAAACTATTACTGGTAATCTATCAGTTAAAGGAGCAGTTGTTATTGATGGAGATTTAACAGTAACAGGTCATTTAATTGTTAAAAAAGGTTCAGATTTTAGTGGAGGTAGACATCACTTTACTGACGAAGAAGCAAATACATCTGGTGGTAGTTTAAGAGTTGGTACAGTTTATGGTAAACCAGGAATATGGCACGAATCAGGTGGTGATGATTTTGTACAAATTGGTCCATTTACAGCTGGTACACAAACTGCAGGCAATAATAATACTGGAGGAATGGTTCCTGATAAAAATTATAACTTCTTACGTGCTCGTGATGATAGTTATGCCATATTAAATAAAAATAATACTGGTAATTTAGGTATGGCTTGGAACAATGGAGAATTGTACTGGACCTATTTAACACGTAATCAAAGAGATTGGAACAGTGATGTTGGTCATTTAAGAAATTAAATATTAAATTTATCGTTTACGTAAATTTAATATATATAAAAAAATATATATTAAAATGAAATATCCTAAATCGTTAATTTTAAACAAATCTAATACAGATATTAATTTAATAATAAAAGGTCAAGGTGTTTTTATCTTTGAAACCATTGATACTTCTCCTTGTACATTTACTTTTTTTAATAAAGATAAAACAGATGGAATTATTGTATCATTTAGTACTGATAATTTAAAAGTAAATAGAATAGGAATATTAGAACCTCTAAATGACCCTAATAATAAAACTGGTTTAACTAATATTAGTGGAGCTTACTATTGGTTCAGTTTAGATTCACAAAATCAAACTTTATACGCTGGTATTGGTGAAACAAGATTGGATACTGTAATTTATAAATATCAATTTACTTATAGTGACAATGATCACCGTAAAGCAAACAAAAAATTTTTAGAAAGTTTAGTCAATATTATTGTTGATAGCAAAACAATATCTCCTTTAAAATTATTACGAGACCCAATCACGTTAACAATTCCTTTACTTCTTAAAAATACAGATAGTTTATCTATAAATGACATAGCCGAAGGAGCATATTTACCAAAATCAAATTTATCCACAATGGGACAAAAATTATATGATTGTGTATCAGGTAAAAATTTTATTTTAGATGATGATGATTTCCCTGATTTTTCAAAGGCTATTGAATACAGTATTGCTACAGAAAATATGTGGTGTAATACAAGATTAAAAGAAAAGAGTACTGAATTTAATAAAGATAAACCTAATACATATGAAACATATTTAAGAATTACTTTAGGACAAAACAACGGAGAATCGCCAGGAATTCCATATGTTTTAGAAATATGGCCTGTTCAACATTTTTCACCTATCCATAATCATGGTGCAGCAAATGCTATTATTAAAGTTTTACACGGAAGTATTAATGTAAAATTATTTCCATATTTAAGTGGAAATACTGAAGCTGTAAAACCCTTTGCTATAAAAGATTTTAATAAAGATGATGTTACTTGGATTAGTCCAACATTAAATCAAATTCATCAACTTACAAATATAGGAAATAAAGATACTTGTATTACTATACAATGTTATATGTATGAACAAGATAATAGTACTCATTATGATTATTTTGATTATGTTGATGATAATGGTGAAATAAAACAATACGAACCTGATTCTGATATGGATTTTGTTGAGTTTAAAAAGAGAATGAAAGAAGAATGGAATTCTAATCCACAAAATAAATCAATTTTAACAAAATGTTTATCTTATTTTAAATAGATAAATTAGTTAATATCTTTTGACTATATTCTTCATATGTCTCTTTTGATACAGTTATACTTTTTTTAATTGGATCCATAATCCACAATTGAGCTTCAAGAGCATTAATTAATTCCGGTTCGTGAGTAATTAATATTACACCTCCTTCAAATCCTTTCAAACCTTCTATTAATGCTTCCACAGTTTCAATATCTAAATGATTTGTTGGTTCATCTAACAATAACAAATGTGGTTGATGAAATATTAGTTTAATGAATGCAACACGTGCTTTTTGACCACCAGATAGTTCTTTAATTAATTTATTATGAGCCGTACCTTCTAATTTAACCCTGCCTAAATATGCACGAACTGTTTTCTCTCTATCTGCACCTTCTAAGATTAAATCTTTTGGTACTAAATTTTTGAGATACTCAACTGGGGTTATATTAGATGGTAATTCGTCTTCAAAATGCTGATTATAATATCCAACACGTAAATTTGTTTGTGTCCATATTTCACCAGAATTTGGTTTGTTATCAACTAATAATTTCATAAATGTTGATTTACCACTTCCATTTGGTCCAACTAATGTCGCTCTTGTATTCATATCAATACCTACATTAATATTTTTCAGTACTAAATTGTCTTCATATGAAAATGATACATCACTCATTTTAATTATATGGGATTTAAATTGAGGTACTGCTAAGAAATCAATAACTACTTCATATAATTTATCAGGTTTAGGTACTTCATGTTTTTTTATAAAAGCATCAATAGCATTTCTGGAATTCTTTTTCTGAAATTCTTTTAATTTTTTTTCATAACTATCATATATTTTAACTTCTTCAACTTTCTTTTGTTGTAATGCTCTTTTGAACAAACGATAGTTACCTTTATATGCAACTAATTTATTATGTTCAATATTTAAAATATAACTACAAACACCATTTAAAAAACCAATGTTATGTGATACAATTATTGATACTCCTTTCCAAGTATCCATATAATTTGTTAACCAAATAATTGCTTCCAAATCTAAATGATTTGTAGGTTCATCTAACAAAAGTAAATCTGGTTCCATATATAAAGCTCTGGCTAATGAAATTCTCATTCTCCAACCACCGCTAAAGATTAAACAACTTTGTTCCATTGAAGAATTTGAAAAACCAAGACCACTTAAGATAGATTTAATTTTAGCAATATCTGCATCCTTATTATACCCTCTCATTTCTTCAAGAGCTTGTTGATATTTTTCGAAAGTTTCGTCGTCACCATCTTCTAATTCTTTTTCTAGATTTTCAACATCTTTACTCATTTTTGCTAATTTTACATTGGATTCAAAAATGAATTCAACAGCATTTTTATCTTTCATTTCTAATTCTTGTTCTACATATAAAACACGAATCTTATTTTCTTCAAATATATTATTTAAAGCTAATTGTTTTAGTAATGATGTTTTACCACAACCATTTTTACCAATTAATCCATAAATGTTTCCAGGTGATAGTGTAAGAGGAGAATCAGTAAATAGATTTTTACCAACTACACTTAGTGAGAATTTATTGATACTAATAGAGTCAGAGGTATATGTTAATTTATCAAATATGAAATTATACGGGTTCATTTAATTATAATAATTAATTTTAAATCAATGTTTTAATCAATTTTTATTCGTATTAAATTTAAAAATAAAAAAATTGGCATCAAATAGATAATTGTCCTCACAAGGAGGATATAAACAGCAATTTATTGATTTTTAAATAAAATTTAAAAATAAAAAAATTGAATTAAATATCCATTTTCAATATTATTATATGATAATGTTACAGAATCAAGATATAAACAAACAAATGAATAACCAACCAATTTTAAACATTGGGTGTTTAGGTAGTGTATCTGACGGTAAATCAACTACTGTATTTCAATTAACTGGAATTAAGACACAAAAAGATAGTCGTGAACAGACTCGCAATATTACAATTAAACAAGGATATGCAAATATGAAAATTTGGAAGGATTCAAGTGGAAAATATTCTGCAACAAATTCAGTTGAAAAGAAAGAAGATTGTGAACTAGCTCATCATATTTCTTTCGTTGATTGTCCTGGGCATCAAACTCTCATTTTAACTATGCTTTCTAGTGTGAGTTTAATGAAAGGAGCACTAGTTGTTGTTTCAGCGGCTGAAGATATTAGAACAAAACCTCAGTTAATCCAACATTTAGCTGCTGCTAAAATAGCAGGGTTAACTAAATTAATCATCATATTTAATAAATTAGATTTGGTTACAAAAGATGTAGCATTAGAAAGATATGAACAATTAAATACTCTTTTATCTGAACTTGAAATTGTTCCTAGTTATATTATTCCAACTGCATTGAGTCGTAAAATCGGTTTACAAAATGTAATTAATGCAATAATGGAATTATTTCCTCCAACATCAACTGTAGTTGATGAAGATACTGAATTTAAAATTACAAGAAGTTTTGATATTAACAAACCTGGTATTAATTGGGATGCCGTAAAAGGTGGTATTATTGGAGGTGGTTTAATTACGGGAAAGTTAAAAGTTGGTGACGCAATTGAAATTCGTCCTGGTCTTATTGGTAAAACTAATGGTAATATTAGTGCTAGTCCAATTATTACAACTGTTTTATCAATGGAAACAGATAAAATTCCACTTGATAATATTACACCAGGTGGTTTAATTGGTATTGCTACAAATGTTGATCCTTTTTATACAAAGGACGATAAGTTAGCAGGACAAATTGTTGGTCTATCAGGAACACTTCCTAGTATTTATACTGAAATTAAACTTGAACCAACATTAACAACTATTTTTGAAGGCAATTGGACTCCACAAGTTAAAGATAAAATGTTTCTTCAAATTGGTAATGTGAATACTGAATGTGAATTAATAAATATCACTAAATCAAAATTTACATTTAAATTATCCAAACCCTGTTGTATTAAAAACGATTCACTAATTATTATTTGCCAACCATCCGATAACGATGCATTAAAAATTGTTGGTTATGGAAAATTAGATAAAAAGTCAACTCCTTTTATTGAATAATTTAATACAAAAACATATAAAGATTTTTTATATTAATTAATTAATGAGTCTACCTATTTTTTTTATTAACGATTATTTAAATAAATACCCTAGTTTAGAAGAGCTAAGAAGCGAATTATTCAAAAAGAATATTTTAACTAAAGATTATACAGAAGAAGGATTATTTTTAATTTATAACAAATTTGAACACCAAAATTCTACAGATTTATCAAGAGAATGTAGATCTATTATTTTAGACCGTGAAACAAAGAAAATTTTATCATACAGTTGTGAAAGTCCTTTAATTAACACAGAAGCAATGGAATATTTATTATTAAATCCTAATGAAAATAAAGTAATAACAAAGTGTTATGAAGGTAGTTTATTATCAGTATTTTATAAAGATAAATGGTATATTTCTACGAGAAGATGTTTAAATAGCGATGAATCAGTTTGGGGTACTGCTCAAAAATCCCATTTTCAAATGTTTATGGATGTATTAAATTCTTCTGGTTATGAAACTATTGATAATTTTACTGATAAATTAGATAAAAATTTATGCTATCATTTTGTATTAATACATTATCAAAATAAAAATCTAGTAGAATATGTTAATGAATTTGGTCCTGAATATAAAAAATTAGCTTTAGCATTTGTAAGAGAAATTAATACACAAAAAGAGATTAATTTTTATGATACTAATGTGGAAATGAATAAAGATTTTTTAAATGCCAACATATTTTTATCAGAAAAAATAGATACTTTAGAAGATTTTGATAATATGAATAAAAATGAACAATTTTGCTTACCTCCTAAATCAGAGGGTGTAATTGTAAAAATACAAGATGCTACTAATAATAAAACAAAATTATTAAAATTTCAAACGTTTACATATCAATTTGCAAAAAGTATTGGTTCTGAAAAAAATATTTATATGGGATTAATTCATTTATATCAAAAAGATAAATTAATTGATTATTTGAAAGATAATACAAATACAAATCTAAAAAAAATAGTAAATC